TCAACACCACCAGAAATGCCCGAAATCAAGCTCAATGTCACCGGTGACGACCTGGCGCGGTTGAATGCCGAAGCAGCAGCGCATGGCATCCCACGTGCGCACCTGATCCGGCAGCGTGCTTTGAGTGGTGGGGTTGTTGCAGGATTGACCACGGCGGCGTACCATGCGCTGGTGGCGGACGCCTGCGCCTTCATGCGTGGTGACATGAACCGCCGTCACGTTGAAACTCTTGTTGCATATGTCATCGCTCATTCACATCCCAGCCAAACAACAGCCGGTGATCAATCGGCTGCATGAGACCATGACTCAAGCAGTGGCGTACGCCGCGGCCATTGCCGACAACGCCACTGATGACGGCGTTCCCCTACCCATGGAGCTGGTCGACAGCTTCGCCGCTGATTACGAACGCATCATCACCAGCCTCGTCACTGCCGCCACCGCCAAATGAAAGCCGTCACCTGCCAAGCCGATCTCGATCACGCGTTGCGCACCATTGCGCCCGCTGTTGCTCATCGCAGTCCGCATCCGATCCTTGATTGCTGCCTGATCCAAGCCGCTGGTGGTGCCATGACCATCACCGGCTTCAACCTTGATCTCGGCATCACCGTCACCATCCCCGCTGCAGTCGAGACCGATGGCGCTGTAGCACTGCCGTATCGGCTGCTGGCTGGCCTTGTAAGCCGCTTTGACGGCGATGAGGCGGTAACCCTCGCAGATGGCGCTCTGACGGCTTCTGCGGGCTCCTACGGGCTTGCAGCGGCCGATGCGGCGGATTACCCCGCGCTGCCGGTCGTCGACGCCGCTACGAGCGAGCTGCACCTATCCGCCGGCATCCGCGCATGCATGGCAGCTGCCAGCACCGACGCCAGCAAGCAAATGCTCCAAGGCATCCACCTCGGCAGTGGCCACATGGAGGCCACAGATGGCCATCGCCTCATGCGTTACGCCATTGACTTGCCCGATGGCCTAGACATCGTGCTACCAGCCAGCACCATGCGCCTGCTGCAGGATCGCGTGGTCACCATCGCCGTTGCCAAAGGCCAGGCTGTGATCGACGCAGGCGATGGCATCACCATCTACAGCCGCATCATGGATGGCACCTACCCAGACGTGGCAAAACTGGTGCCCAGCGAGTTCAAGCACACCATCACCGCCGACCGCCGCCGCCTGACGCGCGCCCTAGAGCGTGTTGCCATCATTGCCGATGCGCACAACTCCGTCGTCAAGCTCACCGCTGGCAGTGGTGGCCTTGAGATCAGCGCCGAAGCCGATGCCAACAATGGCCGCGAGCTGTTAGCCGTAGAGGGCGCCGCCACTGGCACATGGGCGTTCAACGTCCACTACCTGATAGACGGCATCAAGGCGTTCAAGCCCGCAGAAGCCATTACACTGCACGCCAATACGGCAACCACTCCCGTGGTATTGACACCTGATGCCGTGGACGGTGTAACGTATCTTGTAATGCCTGTTCAAATCAAGGGCTAATAGGTGGCTAAAAAGTGCACCAACTCCGAATCAGATCAGCGGGTAAACACCGTTTATGATCTGCTTTTGCGTGCACACAGTAGAACGCAAATTATACGATTTGCATCGGAAACCTGGGGAGTAGGTGAGCGTCAGGCAGAGATTTACATGTCTCGCGCTCGCCAACTCATGGCATTGGATGCAGAGCTAGAGCGGCCGCAGTGGCTAGCTGCTGCTGTCGCTCGCCTGCAGGATTACGAACGCGAAGCACGCGCTAAAGGTAATCTCAGCATTGCAATCAAAGCGCTAGAGGATCAAGCAAAGCTGTTGCGGTTTGAGATCTCGTAGAATGGCGCATAAGCCAATATGGCCATGGCACGTCGTTACGCACGCGACAACAGAGGCAGGTTTTCATCTGCTGGCGCTACTGCCCGTGGCGGTCGACTAGCAACTGCGAGTGGCGGCAAACGTGCAACACAGACAAAAAGAATCACTGGCGGTGGAAAGGGCGTGATCAGCGCAAAGCCCAAGTCCTCAGCAAAACCCACTGCGGCAGATCCTTCAGTTGGAGCAAACAACATTCGCCGACTTGGCAAAAGCAAGGCTGGCCATCCGCGTGCATTACGCGCAAATGCTGTGCGCTCATATAAACCACAAACGATTGAAGGGCAAGCAGCTAAAACTGTGCGGCGCATTGCTAATCCTGTCACAGGGCTCAAAAAGGCGGTGGAAAACTCGAAAAAAGTACTAGGAGAGCATGACAAGCTAACGCATAAAATAAACAACCGCCATGCACGTGACATAGCAGACCGCACAAGAACGGACGTGCGCGGACGCATCGCTGGCATTCATGGACGCAACTCTTGGGGGTCTATGAACCGTGGAGCGCGTGACATCATTCAGGCTCGCGCTGCACGTGCAGCAGCTGCAGCAGCACGTGGCAGCAAACCAGCGGCTCGTGCTCAAGAGATCTACGCCAACCAGCTGGCATTTACCGGTTCGGGTAAGGCTGCAAAAGGAAGCAATAATATTCAGCCAGGCCGTGGCAACACCCGGCCACCAAAACCTCGCCGCCGTCGTCGCGCATGATCAAGCCTGAAGTCACCGCCGTGGGTCGCCTGCTCAAGCCCAAGGGCAATGAGCCACGCATTTACAAGGTGATTGTCGTCAAGTCTGATGGCACTGCCAAAACTGTCGTTAGCGAGCCCGCATGAGCCTGCTAGCCGGCATCTGCCAGCCCGGCAGCCTGCTTGGGTTTATGGATGTCGCAACGCAAGAGGACACGGGCGATTTGCTGCAACGCATCCGCGCTGATTTGCATCCTGGCCAGCTTGCTTTTGTCGATGACAACGACACGCAGATCATTGGCATCAGCGCTGGTTACGGCGCCGGCAAGACACGTGCGCTATGCGCTAAGGCGGTGATGCTGGCCGCGGCCAATCAAGGCTTTATCGGTGCTGTGATGGAGCCGACTGGCCCATTGATCCGTGATATCTGGCAGAACGACTTTGAGCAGTTTCTCGAGGCGTATGAGATCCCATACACCTTCAGGGCATCGCCGCTGCCTGAATACATGCTGCATCTGCCAGGCGGTGACACCAAGATCCTGTGTCGCAGCTTCGAGAACTGGAGCCGCATCATCGGCCTAAACCTTGCATGGGTGCTTGCCGATGAGATCGACACGGTGACGCCATCCATTGCCAACAAGGCATTCCCTAAGATCCTTGGTCGTTTGCGCTCTGGCAATGTGCGCCAGTTTGGTGCCGCATCCACACCAGAGGGCTTCCGATGGATGTGGAACACATTCGGCAGTGAGGGTGCCAAGGGTCGCGCTGATCGCAAGCTGATCAAGATGCGGTCAGTCGACAATCCGCATCTGCCGTCGGATTTCATCGAACGCCTGCAGGCCAACTACGACCCCAACCTGCTGCGGGCCTATCTAGACGGCGAGTTCGTCAACCTGACTACTGGCACCATCTACGACCGGTTCAGCCGTGAGAAGCACGTGGTAGCTGAGCTGCCGGATCTAGACCGCGAGCCATTGCGCATTGGCGTTGACTTCAACGTTGGCAACATGTCTGCCGTGATCGGCGTCCGCAGCGGCAGCAGCCTGCTAGTGATTGATGAGATCAGCGGCGCGCATGACACCGACGCACTGGCGCAAGAGATCCAAGCGCGTTACCCGCATCTTCGTATCTACATCTATCCAGATGCCAGCGGCGGCAACCGCAGCACCAACGCAAGCCAAACCGATATCCAGATCCTGGAGTCCTATGGCATGTCAAACCAGTCACCACGCGCAAATCCTCCCGTTCGTGATCGCGTGGCTGCTGTTCAGGCTTTGCTGGAAAACGGCAAGGGTCAAGTCAGGCTGAGCATTCACCAGCGTTGCAAGCGGCTGATCGAATGCCTAGAGCTGCAGTGCTACACCGACAAGGGCGACCCTGATAAGGACGCTGGCCATGACCACATGAACGACGCGCTCGGCTACTTGATATGGCGTGAATTCAACCCATTGCACGCAGGCGCTGGCCGCAGCACAGGCATCAGACTATATTGATTCCGCCAACTATTACATCTACCCATGCTTAAGGGTGCTGAACTACTCGCCAAGGTCAAAGAACTGGGCGACATGCCAAAGTCTGAATTGGTACGCGCTTGCGGCTATGTCGTCAAGGATCGCGTCGCATTCACGCAGTTCTACGAGGCATTGCTGGAAGCCAAGGGGCTTGACCTCAACGGCAAGACTGCCAAGCGCGGCCGCGGCCTGACCTACAAAGCCAAGGTGCAATTCAACGGCAAGCTGCAAATCGGTGATGGCTACCTGCGTGAAATGGGATACGAACCCGGCGCTGAGTTTGACATCAAGATTGGTCGCAACAGCATCACGCTGACTGCTGCTTAAACTGCACCTATGACTGCGGCGCTGTAATGTACACCGGCTTTAATGCATACGACCGGCCTATTGCGCAGCGCCGCGTTACTCGCGTGCAAGATGCCAACACGACATGGTACGCGCAAGAGCCGCATTGGATCCTGATTGAAGACTTGCTGCAAGGCACCTATGGGATGCGCCGCAAGCATCGCAGGTATCTGCCGCAGGAGCCGCGCGAGCTAGATGAGTCATACGACAACCGCCTAGCACGCAGCGTATGCCCGCCGTTCTATCAACGCCTAGAGCGGATGCTGGCTGGCATGTTGACGCGTAAGCCCGTACGGCTTGATGACACTGCAGACATCATCCGCGAGCAGTTGTTTGATGTTGACCTACAAGGCAATGATCTCAACGTCTGGACTTATGAAACCACGCGCAAGATGGTCCGTTATGGCCACGTTGGTGTACTGGTGGATGCACCTGCTGATGGCGGCAGGCCCTATTGGGTGAGCTACACACCACGGCAAATCCTTGGCTGGCGTGCTGAGCAACAGGAAGGCCGGCAGGTATTGACGCAGTTGCGGTTAGCTGAGATGGTCACCGTGCCTGACGGTGATTTCGGCGAAAAAACAGTCGAGCAGATCCGTGTACTGACGCCAGGTGAATTCCAACTGCATCAGAAGCAAGACAACGGTGACTTCCAGGTTGTCGATGAAGGCCGCACCAGCCTCAGCGAGATTCCCTTCTCAGTTGCCTATGCGCAGCGCCATGGCTTTATGGAGTCACGCCCGCCACTGGAAGACATCGCTGAGCTAAACCTGAAGGCGTATCAAATCCAGAGCGACCTGGACAATCAGCTTCATATCAGTGCTGTGCCGATGCTGGCGTTTTACGGCTTTCCATCTGCTGCGGAAGAAGTCAGCGCTGGACCGGGTGAGGCAATCGCATTCCCTGCTGATGGCCGCGCAGAATATATCGAGCCTGCTGGCCGCAGCTTTGATTATCAGTTCCGCAGGCTTGAACAGCTTGCATTGCAGATCAATGAGCTAGGGCTATCGGCTGTGCTTGGCCAGAAGCTATCGGCGGAAACTGCAGAAGCAAAGCGCATTGATCGCAGTCAAGGCGACAGCACCATGATGGTGATTGCGCAGAATGTGCAGGACATGATCGACAACTGCCTGCAGTTTCATGCGC